CGCAGGTGTGCGCGGTAAGCGGGTTGTTTTGGGTAGAAGATTTGATGGTGTTGTCATTGTCGTAGCCTCTTATTCTCTAAAGTAATCGGTAACATATTGTTCGCGAGTGAAGCCCGGTATGTCGCGCACAAACGTGTCGCACAACGCTTTTGCTTCCGAAGGCAAGTCTCGGTAAGACTTACCATTAGACCGGCTCGCGCGGGATGAGGTGCCTTCCACTCGGCCTGCTTGGCGGCGTGCAGTTCCGATTTTATCAGGATACATCTCTACCATTTCATCACGGACTTTGTTCAGAAATGCCTCGCCGCTGTCCGTGTTCCCTTCTTCCCGAAGTACTTTCCCGATAATGTCTGCACGGCGGCGTAAGCCTGCATCTTCAAGATACCAAGAGTTTTGATGTGACCAAGTTTCAAAAGATGGGTCAATAGCTGGCTGGGACGCAGGGGGCTGGGGTGCTGTGTTGACTGAAGCCGCGATTTCGCGCGCGGCGTTCATCGCCTCAATCTGCTCCTCGACTTCCGCGAAACGGTCACCATCCATGCTGCTGACTGCATCTTTGCGCTGCTGTTTCAAGTCGGCAAGAGCTTGGGTATACGCACGTTCCTCATTGCCCTTGTTGAACTCAACAAGCTGCTGCATTGTTGCTTGAATTTGCGCAATGCGGTCATCTCGTTGCCGAATTTCAGCAATAAGTTTTTCGTTGTTTTTCCGTAGGATAGGGGTAATCTCCTTCCCTCGGCGCACAAACTCCTCCGCGCTAACAAACGCGCTGGGGTCGCCGCGCCATTCCGGTTCTGGCCGCCAACCCATAACGCGGGCTTCGGCTTCGTAGTCCTGTGCGCCATCACTCTGTTGGTCGGTAGATTCCGTTTCGCCGGTATGTTCCGGTACGGTGTCAAGCGCGTCTGAGTTAAGTTCTGTATCAGCCATTTCCTTTCTCCACTGCATCACTAAGTTTTGCGACAATATCTAAGTCGTTCACCAGCCGGTAATATACACCATCTTCACCTTGCCATACATTGCCCGCGTATCGGGCAAAAACAACGTTATCGCCCGGTTTGCACCACGCATCACCTGGTTGGTCTGCCCAAGCACCGCTCGCAACGGCAACAACTTCACCTCGGTCTTGTGCCCGTTGTTCTTTCTTGAGTTCGGTAGGTGCGGCAAGGATAATCCCGACTTTGGTGACTTGTTCAACCACTAAGGGCTTGATAAGCACCCGTGCGCCTAGTGGCTCAATTCCAGATTTATTCAGCATCAGATACCACCTCTAAGTTCAGAATGTCTTTGCACGCGAGCGCGTAGCCTGCGGCATGCGAGGCTATCTTTTCATTCGGTTCGGTAACGTAGAGGCCATTTGTAAAGTTGGACGATACGAGGTCAACCCGCTGCTGGAGTTCCCCCATTAGCCATTGAGTCACTGGGTGGGCTTTCCATAGTTTGAAGTCCGCCACCTCCGCCGCCGTAACTGGTGTCTGGATGTGGTTGATTAGGTTGTTGAGCATTACTGTGGTCTCCTGCTATCTCGTGCATCATCTGCAACTGGTTCAAAATACTGGTATGGTGAGATTTCTGCGCACCAATCAAGGCGTCAAACGCTGCGATCTCGTGACCCGCTTTTACGCCGCCTGCTTGTTCCAAGAACAACGCAGCTTGGGCTTCGTTCTTGTCAATCTCGCTTTTAATAAGCGTAGCTTGTTGCTGCAATTTAGCCATCTGCAACTGCATGTTCGCTTGCAACTTGGTTTGCTCAATCTGCTGACGGCCTTGCTGCTTCATCTGTTCGACTTGGACTTTCGGGTTCGGCAATGGCTGACCTTTCGCAGCGCCAACGTACAATGACGAAATGTCTTGGACGTGCAGTTCTTGCAAGAACCGCAGCATCGCTTCATCCCGATTGAATCCCGGCGTGGTTTGTGAGAGCTGTAACACCGTCTGGGCTTGCGAGAGCCGTTGCTGCTCCATCGCTACATCGGGGTTCGCGCCGGGTACAATGTCGGTTTCGTGGGTGCTGATGTAATCGCCGGGACGCACCATGTGCGTTGCAATCATCGCTTGCGGGTCAACATCGAGGTAATGCTGGTTCAAGCGGAAAAGCATCCGGTATTCTGTTTTCATCGCACGCCAAGTGCGCTTAAGGATACCGCTAAACACTCGGCTGGCTTCTTGCATCGCCGCGCGAGAAGTCTCCGCAGGAGTGTTCTGGCCAGGCGTAATACCTGTCATCAAGTCGGTTGCGCCAGATAGCCGTTCCGAGTAGTTAATCAGCATACTGAGCATCTGGAGTAGAACATTGCTCGGCTCCCGTGTGGGCAACGGTACGAGGTTGGATTTCAGATCCTGTCCAGAGGAATCTATCCGCTTCCACTCGCCCGGTCGGAAGCTCAAATTACCACCGATGATGCGGATGCCCCGACCGATAAATCCGCCGCCGACCGTGGCCATCGCGCCTGCATCTAAGATTTGGTTGATCGCGGTGTTCACTGTCTCGTTGATTGGTCCAAGAAGTGCGCCAAACCCAATGTCGTAGAACCCGCCGTCAGGGGATGGGATGAACGGGTACTTGACGAAGTAGCATTCCCCCGCGATGTATTCAACTTCTTTCTTGGCGTTGTACCGCATGTCATGCTCCGAGAAGCGCGCAACGATTCGCAGCACTTGGCGAGTGGTGTAGTCCAGAGTGACGATGTACGGTTCTGCGTACCCGTCATCATCAAGGTCAATTTCCGTATGCTGCTCGTAAACCGTGCGTGGGCTACCCTCCACCGCGTGGGGATGTACCGTGCCCTGCCGTTCGTCGCGCGCGGCTTCGATGGCACTTTGCGCGGGGTCAACTGACCGACTATGCTTAAAATCTACGTCCGCGTACACGCCTTGCCGCTGGCGGCTGACGATACGGTTCATCGGCATCTCGATGATGTGAGTTACCCGCGTGCTCGCGCTAATCTTGGTGGTGCCGTAGTTAACGATTAAAGCATCTGGAAGAATCAATTCCGACTCATTGCGCTGCTCATCGGCTCGGTAATACACCTTGCGGAACACGCAGCCTATGATGGGTTGGATAAGCAACGCGGTATCGGTTTCATCTTCCCAATCGTGGTCTTGTTCGGTTAGCTGCCAACTCATGTGCCTGCTGATACGTTCAGCCCGTTGACGAAGCTCCCCGTTCGGGTCATCCGCCCACACCTTAGCTTTGACAACTCGGTCGGTCTGCACCAGTGCAGGGTACGCGCGGCTGTGGTACTGAAGTGCTGCGATAGATAGCAGGGGGAACTTGACGTTGGATGCACCCGTCCACGGGAACGACTTGTCTTCCCGCACTTGCAAAGCCAGCTTGAGCGCGTCTGCGTTACGTTCATCCCAATCCCCGCGTGACTGCATGTCCATGTCGAAGTCGCGGAAACATTGTTCGCCGATACTCAGAACGGTTTTATCGTCCAGAATAGTTACCAGATTGGGCGTTTTGACGATTCTACTGATTGCAATTGCCACGTTAGTACCCTGTTACTTTGCTTACGCCCTGTCGGGAGTATTCCCGTTCCAGTTCGCCTAGTTCTTCCTCTGCCACTTCGCCTTGCGTCATCGGGCGCGCCGCGTCAGCTACCATTATGCCGAGTGACGCCAGCGTGTCAACTTGATCGTCATGTCCAGACTTCGCGCCGACTTCTGTAAACTTAGATAATTCGTTCTCTAGCCCCGCCCACCAAGACGCCGTCTTGTCAAACTTCACAGCCCCTGCTCGCGTCATGGCCTGTATCGCTTTCGCGCGGGCAGGTTTATCCCCTGCATACGGAACATCGTATTTGTTGATGTAGGTGTTCGTGCGCCGCATCTCGGCATCTAGAAACGGCATAATTGCCATCTGGATGTGTTGGCCTTTCTCAATGCCGAATAGCGCCGGTGCGTACCGCTTCTGCACTGAAAGCAATTCCGCGATGATGCCGAAGGAATCCCACCGCCCACGCCGAACATCGACAATGCAGAAAGCGCCATCCGCAGCTAACGAGCCGGTCATGATTACCGTGTAGTCGTTGCGCCGCTTGAGTCCAATCGCCAAGTCAATTGCGGAATAGTAGGTTACTCGTTCTGCGGCATAGTCCTCTGTGCGCATTGGCAGTAAGTCATCCGTCCTGAAGTATGCGTTCTGCGCCACTGAGGGTTCGTTCAGCATCTCCTGCGCGTAGCCCTCGGGGTTACCTTGGTTGATGTACCGCTGGCGGATTTGCTTTAACGTATGCGGCGTATGCTTACCAGGCCATAGTATCTCGGTGAAGTCATCGAACCCCCTGTGCGCTCTGAATCGCGCGCTTACCCAAGAGGGGTCGTTGAGTAGTCGCTCTAGCGCGGAGTCGTAGTGCAGTACCGTACCTACGATGATGTACCGCGCATCGTCTGAGCCGCATAGCAGCACTGCATCAAACAACCACTTACGAAAGTCCTCGCGCCGGTCGGAGTTCATCACAATCTCATCGTTCTCAAGGTCATCCCCGACAATCAGGTTAGGCCGCTTGTTGCGCCACTTGATACCTCGAACCTTCTGCCCGCTGCCCCGTGCCATAACCCTGAACGTCAAGCCCCCGATGTTGACTATAATATCGTCCAGCCGGTCTTTGATGAATACTGGTTGCCCGAACACCGCGTGAATATCTTCGTTCGTCTCTAACTCGAACTTAATGTCGCCTACGAACGCGCACGCCTGTTCGTAGGTGTCTGAT